CATGATCGACGGCTATCTTGGGGGGCGGTACAGTCTGCCGCTGTCGAACACGCCGCGCCTGATCGAGGAGCTGGCCGAGGATATCACCATCTGGAAGCTGCATGTTTCAGAGCCGGACCCCAAGATCGAGAAAGACTACACCGCTGCAATCCGCACGCTGAAGGATATCGCGTCAGGCACAATCCGTCTGGATGTTGCCGGTGTTGAACCGGCAGGAACCGGCGGCACAGGTGTGCGGATTACCGACCGCGAACGCCCCCTGACCGCCAGTAACCTGAAAGGGTTTATCTGATGATCGCCGATGTCATGCAACGCATTCAGGCCAAGGTGCCGCAGCTGGACAAGCGGATTTATGGTGCGGCGGATTTTGCCAATCTTATGCGCACAAACGCACTGCCCAAGCAGACCCCGTCTGCCTATGTTCTGGGGCTGGGTTTGCAAGGCGGTACATCCGATGCCGGGGCCGGGTATTACACCCAGATGTTTGATCGGGCCATTGCGGTCGTTCTGACATTCAAAAGCTATGACGCCACGGCCGACCGGCTGCTGGACGATATCGAGGGGCTGCTGGATCAGGTGGTCGGGGCAGTGGTCGGTTGGGGACCGCACGAAGAGGTGGGCGTGTTCCGGCTGGCGCGTGGCAACCTTGTCTCGATGAAATCCGGCACCGTGATCTACCAGATCGATTTCACCATCAAGGACCAGTTGAGGATTACTCCATGACAAAGACGGCTGAACAGAAAACCGAGGCGCTGCCCCAGTCCGGCGGCAGCTATGTGCGCGCCAAGGACGGCTCGCTGCAACCCAACAAAGATCAACCGGCTGGTGCGGCCGCGAAACCCGCCGCATCCAAGCCTGTGAAAAAGGAGGCTTAAATGCCGATTAAATGGCGCAGTAAAATCCTGCTGGCAAAGATCGAATCCACCTATGGCGTGGATCCGACACCGACCGGCGCAAATGGCATTCTGGCCACGCAAGTGAGCCTGACACCGATGGAAGGCAATGATGTCGACCGCGAACTGGAACTGCCGTACCTCGGCGTTCAGGGCACCGTGCCGGTCGAATTGCACAGCAAACTGGCATTCAACGTGGAACTGGCCCCCAGCGGCACAGCAGGCACCGCACCGGCGTGGGGACCGCTGCTGCGGGCCTGTGCCGTTGCCGAAACCATCGTGGCCAGCACGTCCGTGACTTACAACCCGGTGTCCGATAGCCACGAGAGCATCGCACTCTATGTCTGGGTCGGTGGTACGCAATATGTAATGCTCGGCACTCGCGGCACCTGCACAATGGAATTCACGGCGCAAGGTATCCCGTATCTGAAATTCGAGTTTACCGGGTTGTTCAAACTGCCCAGCGAACAGCCGCGTGTGGCGCCGGCGCTGGGTGCGTTCCAGAAGCCGCAGGTCGTGACCAGTGCCAATACCACCACGTTCACAATCAACAGCATACCGCTGGTGATGCGCAGCTGCATGTTGAACCTTGGCAATGCGGTCGAACCGCGTTTTCTGGTCGGCTCGGAAGGCATTCTGATCACCGACAAATCGGAATCGGTCGAGGCAACGGTTGAAGCCGTGCCGCTGACAACGCTGGACCCATACCAGATGGCCAATGACCAGACATCTGTGCCGGTCTCTCTGGTTCATGGTGTCGGGGCTGGCAAGATCGCCACGCTGTCGTTGCCAACAGCCCAGATGCAGCGCCCGCAGGGCTTGGAAAATGCGCAAGACATTACCGAATGGCCACTGCGCATGGTGCCGCTTCCCACGGTCGGAAACGACCAGTGGACCCTGACACTGACCTGATCACCCACAGACAAAAGGTATTACTTACATGTTCCAGATTGCTGCAAACCCGGAATTCACCCACAACGTGCCGGTGATGGTGCCCGTCGATGGCGGCCACGAGGAAAAATCACTGTCGGTGCGTTACCGTGTCCTGCCCGCAGACGAGGCCGAGATGTTCGATCTGAACACGGCCGCCGGTACCGTCGATTTCCTGAATGCCGTGATCGTTTCTATTGACGATGTGGCGGGGGATGACGGCAAGCCGCTGCCCTACAATGACAAGCTGCGCGACAAGCTGCTGGATCTGTATTTCGTTCGGATCGCCATTGTGAACGGTTATCTGCGTGCGGTGATGAAAGCCCGCGTGGGAAACTAGAATGGGCCGGGCGTGCCTGGGCAAACGGAACGCTCGGCCCGCAGGATGAAGATGGCGGCGCGCTGGAGGATGCGCGCCGCTACGGGCTTGATCTGACAGCGGACGATCTGGATCCACAGGCTGGCACAGGGGTCTGGCCGAAGAATGTAGATGCCGTCACCGCGTTTCTGGCCGTCCAGTCCCAGTGGCGCGTTGTGTCCATGCCGGACGGAAGTCTGCGGTCAACAGGTCTGGATTATGGTGGCGTTAAAGCCGGATTGAAAATGTCCGGCATCAAAATGAAGCCCGGATTATGGGCCGAATTGCGAGTGATCGAGCGGGCAGCGCGCGCGGAAATGAACGGAGGGCGGCAATGACCATCAACCTGTCGATGTTGCTAAAGGCTGATGCAAGTCAGGCCAAGGCCGAACTGACCGCTACCGGAAAGGCTGCGGATTCTGTCAGTAAAGCGACCGACAAACTCGGGCGCAAGGGCAAGACTGCCGCCGTCGGCACAAAGGCGTTGGGGACTAGTGCCGCCAGTGCCAAAACACAAGTGCAGCAATTATCAGTAGCGGAAGCCCGCTCTGCTGCCACGGTCGGCAAGTTGGGTGCCGCCAACAAGATGGCCGCAGGGAGTGTTGGGAACCTCGTCGCCCAGTTCAACGATGTCGGCGTCATGATGGCGGCGGGGCAAAACCCGCTGCAGCTGGCCTTGCAGCAAGGCACACAGATCACGCAGGTCATCGGCCCGATGGGGGCCGCCGGTGCCGTCAAGGCACTGGGGTCGGCTTTCATGTCGATGCTGAGCCCGATCAACTTTATCACCATCGGTGCAATCGCAGCCGGTGCTGCGATGGTGGGGTGGCTGCGCGAGTCGGGTCCGGCGGCAATGTCTCTGGAGGAGCGGATTGACAGCCTGTCAGAAGGCATCGACCGCTATCGTGCATCTGTGCGGGATGCCCGAATGGATACCGCCTCGATGGTCGAGAGGTTCGGGTCTGGCGCGACAGAAGCGCGGAAATATCTGGAAGCTCTGACCGAGGTACGGCGGCGCGAGGTGTTGTTGAAAACCGGCCCAATTGCCGAAAAGGTTACAGTGGGGCGTGGCTCGGCTAATTATGCCGACCTTTACAGCCGCCGTGATATTGCGGCTCAGTTCGGGCTGGGAACAGATCGCATTGGCAGCGATTTGCGCGATAATCTGGTTAAAGAGGTTGGTGCCGCTTACGCTGAAATTGACGCGACAACAAATGACACAATAGAAAAACAGATCGCGGCATGGCAACGCACCTACGATGTCACAGTCAAAGCTGCCGAAGCTGTTGACGGTGTAGCGGAAAGCGAAAACAAGCGCCTGTCCCTGATTGCAGAGCAAATCCTGCGGCTGCATGAATTGCTGGCGCTGGACGAGGCCAGTAAACGCGCCGCTGATGCGGCTGTTGCAAAACAGCAGGATATGCTGGCGGAACTGGAGCGCGAGGTCCAGATCAACGAGGCTATTACACAATACGGGGCCGACAGTGCGCAGGTTGCCAATCTGCGTCTGGCGCACGAACGCGAAATTTACGCTCAACGGGTCGAAGAATTGGGGGTGGCAAAAGAACTGAAGGCCACGTTGATGGCCACGTTTGACAAAGCCAACCCACCGCGCAATCCGATGGCGGAATGGGCCGCAAGCGCATATGAATATGCTGCCGCACGGGTGAAAGCAAATTATCAGGAAGCCGCCTCGGCCCAAAAAATGCTGCAAACGCTGCAGCAGGAAAATGCGATCCGAGGTGCAATTCTGCGTTATGGTGAAGGCAGCGCGCAGGTGGCCGAACTGCGGGCTACGGCCGAGCAGCGGGTATTCGAGGCCACGCTGGATACGCTGAATATCTCGACCGAGCTGAAAGATGAATTGCGGGCCGCATTCGAGAAGGGGCAGGCGCTGGCCGGTTTGAATATGGCTGGTGGTGTTGCAAGTGCGGCTGTGCAGGCCGAACGGATGGCAGTAGCTCTTGGGATTTCGCTTGAAACGGCGGCCAAGATTGCAGCAATGGGCGGCCAAAAAGGTGGCGGTGCCGGTCGTGGTGGTGATCCTCGGGCGCAGGGTGGCAGCATATCAGACTGGCAAAACAGCGATGCCATTGTCTTTCTGGAAAACTACAAGCCGCCGCGCAAAACCCGGGGCGGGGCCGGTGGAAAACAGGGCAACCAAAATGCAACTGGTGACCTGATCAAAGACCTGAAGCAGGAACTGGCCATCCTGCGTGAAACCGATCCGGTGCAAAAGGAAATGCTGCGTAACCGCGAGGCACTAGCACAGGCCACCACAGCGGAAAAATCTACAATTTCAGATTTGATTGCGCAGCGAAACAACGAAACACAATCACTCGAACGCCAGCAAGAAACTTGGGAGTTCCTGACAGATACAACCTATGGCACGCTCGACGGTTTGATCCTTCAGGGTAACAGCCTGTCGGATGTGATGGATAATCTGGCAGACAGTATTCAATCGGCTGCCTTTCAGGCGATCTTGCTGGGCGAAGGACCGCTGTCCAGCCTGCTGGGAACCGGCGGGTCTGGCGGTTTGGTCGGTATGGCTCTGGGCGCTGTATTCCCGAGCCTGAAACCAGCCGCGATCCCCGCAAATGCCACGGGCGGGATGATTTACGGCCCCGGCTCCGGCACCTCTGACGATGTGTTGATGTGGGGATCCAATGGCGAATTCATGGTCAATGCTGCGGCCACAAAGAAACATCGCGGACTGCTCGAGCTGATTAACTCCGGCAACGACATCCCCGGA